GGTCGACGATGTGGCAAAAACTGTTTCAGAGTTCATGAAAGGTTACAAAGAGCAACACGCAGATAACAAAGAAGGTGCACCTAAGGTGCTATTCGTTATTGACAGTCTGGGCATGATGCTTACTCCAACTGATGTAAATCAGTTTGAAGCGGGAGACATGAAAGGCGACTTGGGTAGAAAACCTAAGGCATTAACGGCACTTGTAAGAAACTGCGTTAATATGTTTGGTAGTTGGAATGTAGGACTTATAGCAACCAACCACACATACGCATCACAAGATATGTTTGATCCAGATGACAAGATATCAGGTGGGCAAGGATTTATATATGCAAGTTCAATTGTGGTAGCAATGAAGAAATTAAAACTTAAAGAAGATGAAAAAGGTAACAAAGTTACAGATGTAAGAGGTATCAGAGCCGCTTGTAAAGTTATGAAAACAAGATATGCTAAACCTTTTGAAGGTGTGCAAGTGAAAATTCCATACGATACCGGAATGGATCCGTACAGCGGACTTGTGGACTTATTTGAGAAAAAGGGGCTACTGGTTCAGACAGGAAACAGACTAAAATATATCGATAAAGCAGGTAAAGAACACATTGACTTCAGAAAACAGTGGGTAGGTGATAAATTAGATATGATAATGGCAGAGTTCAAAGAAACTGCACCTGATGAATTAAAAGAAGAAGAACAAGAATAAAATGATAGATTTCACACATGAAGATATAGAAAGGATGTGGAATTCAATTATGCATTATATTCCGGAAAGACAAAAATTGGACTGTGCAATAGATTTTATAAAAAGTCTAGAAGACATCGGTGTTGAAATTGATGAAATAAAAGCGTCAGCAGAATACGATCCAAAACTTGAAGAAGCCATTAACACTGTGTTCGAGGATGAAGATGAATCAGACGGATACGAGGACGATGATTAATTGGTACAACGAAGTAAGCAGGAATCTAGATAAAATTCCAGACTGTGTTGCATACTTTGACAAAGAACTTTTAGAAGCAAAGAAACAATGTAAGATATATGGCAATTTGGAAAGAGCCAGTGCCGCACTACCCGGAATAGTAGAAGAAAGATTTAGCCAACTTCAACAGTTAGAAGCAATATTAGAATATTTGAATATAGAATTAAGAAGATTAAGATCAAAAACTTTTAGAAAATATCTTGAAAATTACAACAGAGCATTATCAAGCAGAGATGCAGAAAAGTATGTCGACGGAGAAGACGATGTTGTTGACATGGACAAAATCATAAACGACTTTGCATTGATAAGAAACCAATGGCTAGGCATCACCAAAGGACTGGATCAGAAACAATGGCAGATCACAAACATTGTTAAATTGAGAGTAGCAGGAATGGAAGATGCCGATATCAAATAGAATAATACTAACGGACGTGGACGGGGTCCTGCTGGAATGGGAAAAACATTTCACGGACTGGATGTTACAACGTTCTTATTACAACACAAACAATGAGCGTGAATACCCTTATAAGTTACTGCCAAATAAAGAAAACACATATGAGATGGCAGAAAGATTTGGACTTACCATTCCTGAAATAAGGAAAGAAATTAGAGAATTTAATAGAAGTGCGTGGATGGCCACCCAATGTCCTATAGAAGATTCTCAGACATGGGTTAAACTTTTAGCGGCAGAAGGTTGGACATTTATACCAATAACATCACAGACATCTGACATACCGGCCCAGTTAGTAAGGAAGAAAAGACTTGGCGAACTGTTCGGTGATCACATTTTTAAAAACTACCATATTCTAGATACTGGTGCCGATAAAGATTCTGCTCTAGCCGAATTCCATGGTACCGGGCTGTATTGGGTCGAGGACAAGCCAAAGAACGCTATAGCCGGGCTCAAATACGGATTAAAGCCTATATTAATAGACCATCCATACAATCGAGATTTTAATCACCCTGATATAATCCGTGTAAATAATTGGAAACAAATACACGAATTATTATCAAAATGAAAATTTACGTAGGCTGGGACTCCAGAGAAGACATAGCATATCAGGTGTGTGAACACTCTATCAAACGCAGAGACCCTTCTGCCGAAGTAATTGCTCTGAAACAAAATGACATGAGAGCCCAAGGAATCTATACACGAGAAAAAGATAAACTTGCCTCAACAGAATTTACATTCACTAGATTTTTTGTTCCTTACTTGAACGACTTTAAAGGATGGGCAGTATTCTGTGACTGTGACTTCTTATGGAAGATACCAAGTCATATGTTGACCAAATACATGGATCCAAGTAAGGCCGTTGTTTGCGTTCAACATGATTACACGCCAAAAGAAACTACTAAAATGGACGGGCAAGTGCAAACAGTCTATCCAAGAAAGAATTGGAGTAGCATGGTGCTATGGAACTGCGAACATAAAAAGAATAAAATGCTCACACCAGAATTCCTTAATAACCAAACACCAAAATTCCTACATAGATTCAGTTGGCTTGAAGATTCAGAAATTGGCGACTTACCCCATCATTACAACTGGCTAGTTGGCTGGTACCGAGAACCTGAAGACGGGTCACCAAAAATATTACACTACACAGAAGGTGGACCATGGTTCGATGGATATAGGCATTGTGATTACTCAGACGATTGGAAAAAGGAAGCAATCAATCTCTTCAGTGCATAATGGATTGGAACAAACTTAAACATCAAAATTATCATACAGAACCAGTAGAACACGTGCTGGCTACCAACCTAGTAGACCTAAATGATTATGACAAATTATACGAAAACCAAAACAACACTAATCATCATATATGGAAAGAGTTCTGCGAAAAACATAAAACAAAAGCAGTTCTACATGAAAATTTTGACAAACTAGATTTATCTCGAGACATTATTTGTCTCTGGTTCTTTAAAGAAAGAAGTGACAGCACCTCCGCCTACGTACACTTGGCTGGTAAACAAATAAAATATAATCCTAATGTTTTGTTGCTTACAAAATGTAAAACAATAAAATTCTTTCATAGTTCAAGAAAATATATTAGAAGTCCAGTGTTTCAGATGCAGGTAGATTTTGATGCTTATACCGATATTGTAGGAAAATATCAAAAATAGATTTTATCTATTTGTTCAACGTTTTCTTTTTTTTCAATTATTTCGCTGTTGTCAAAACCAAGTTGAAACATGAATTCGTCCATTTCGCTTTCTGCAGGCATGTCGGGAAAGTCTTTGTCTTTGAATAAATTTACTTCTTGTATTACATATTTGGCACGTGTGAAGATGTCGGGAGCACCTTGCATTACCATTATTTCAGCACCTTGTACATCCTGTTTTATCAAATCAAACTGTGCATCCTTACCAACCAAATTGTCCAAGGTTGTCATCTGTCTTGTTTCATAATCTTTGAATATTCCAAACAATGTGGAGCCTTTGGTGTAAGTCACCTTCTTTTTGCTTCCCTTATCAATCTCCCTTAGATACATCTTTACATCTCTATTGCTATCACCTAGCACTGCAATATGATAATCCGAGGTAATTTCTTTTAACTTTTTCTCATGTTTGGGTCCTGCTTCTACGCAGGTGTAGTGTGCGTCTGGCCAAATTTGCTTTACATTTTTAGTCCAAAATCCATTCCAGGCACCAATATCCAATATTCTGGCAGGAGCAAAATCTTTCTCAACTTTTAATTTTTTCAAATATTCGTACATCATGTCTTCCTGTAAACAATGTCTGGCCAAGTTTTAATTAGAATATCAAAGCCCAGGCTTTCTAAATAATTTTCAATACGTGTATTGCTACTTCCATATTTTTTACTGTTGTTGTTCAACTCTATCATTACACACTCGACATTTTGCAATAAATTTTCTGCACCTTTCAACACTTCCATTTCAAGTCCTTCAACGTCTATTTTTATCATGTCTGCATCAACTATGTTCAACGAATCCAACTTAGATATTACGGTATCTCCTTTCTCCAACAAGACTCTTGTATTTTGAGAAGCAGTTTCACTTGTAAGTTTTATCTTGCCGTCTTGGTTGCCTATCGCATGGTTGAATAATTTAATTTGTTCATAATGTCCTACGTTTTTAATCAAACATTCAAAATGTGTCTTGTTAGGTTCATAACAGAATATTTGGTCAGCATACTTTTGCATTGCCATTGACCAAGTTCCGCACCAGGCACCTATGTCAAGAATCATTTTAAACTTCTTGTCATTACGATCACACCAACGCAAAAATTGTTTTAGGCATTTATCTTGCATGTGTGGATAGCCTTTATCACGCCATTGCTCTATCTGAGCATCAGACGATGGCACCCACAATCCGTCTGATAACTGTTCAATCATAGTAGGCCCTTGTCCATTAGTATTTCTACAGCACTACCGTTTTCAAACTCTTCGGGTGTGAACTGTTGATATGCTAGACTGTACAACCAAGGTTCAGGTCCGCCGTAATAAGGATTCTCAATATCTGAAAGTTCTACATTTCCAACGTCTACTGCAAAACTTTTATTATCACAAAAAACAGGAATACCTTCACATATGGCCTCCACTGCCGCAATCGAACAACTTGTAACTACGCACCATGCCTCTTTTAGATCCTCGGATAGGGGTACCTTTGCCTCACTCGGTCCTGATGTACCCCTGCCCCTAGGCTTGTGTCGAAGTTTGATAGGTCTGTCTGTGTATCTTTTAATCTGTTCAATAG